CCTGCGCAGCGGCGGCAGACCCCGCCGCGTCGAAATCCCCGGTATTTGAAACCGCCGCAGTGCCCAACCCCAACGAGGTCCGGGCTGTCGCCCCGCTTTCAGCAACCCACGCCGATCCGTCGCCGACAATGATGTTCCCGTCGGTCTTGGCTAGTGCGGCAATTGCAGCAAGGTCCGCGTCATAGGCTTGAACGTGCGTTCCGATTGCCAGTCCAATATTAGTTCTAAATACAGAAGCGTCTACAATATCACTGCCATTTAAAGACTTCTGAAAATGATCATCAGAAACAAAAACAAATGTACCGAAAGCAATTACAGATACAATATCGCCAGCAGTCATTGCTGCTAATCCTGTAATACTTGTACTAGTAGTTGCAGTATAATCGGAAGTATCTAAAAGAAAACCATTCATCAATACCAATACAGCACCAGGAACATAAGATAAAGTATTGCCATTATCATCAGAACCTGTAACAGAAGTGTCTCCACCGGACACAGTATACTCATATCTGGTAAAAGTATTCTGAGCTGCTGTAGCTGCTGTGGCTGCACTAACGGCTGCTGCATCTGCACTAGCATCTGCATTGGTCTCACTAATAGCTGCTGCATCTGCACTGTTTGAAGCATCAGAAGCACTGCTAGCTGAATTTACAGCACTAGCTGCTGAGGCAAGAGCACTAGCTTCTGCATCATCAGCAAAACCTTCTGCTGCTGTAACTATTGCACCACCATAGTTTTCATCACCATAAAGTTTAGTAACAACATCTGTATCATTAGTGGGCGTAGGTAGATTTAGAATTCTATTTGAATTCATATCCAAATTTGCATTCATTGCATTTGGAGAAGTTCCATCTCTACTTAATGTATTTTCTAATGCTGTCTCGATCAATGCGCTATTAGAATTAATAGCTGTAACAGCAGAAGAGTCATTAGTGAGAGTAGATAGATCACTTAGTGTAAGTTTTGCCATAATTAACCCACATCAAATATAAAAGAAAGTGTGCATTTAATATCATTAGATGCTCCACCATTACTGATAATTTCTAAAGCCTGACCTGCTGTCAATACATTAGCAGCAGTTGGTGTAGCAGAATCAACATCCCCCGCTGCTGATCCTGATTGTGTAATTGTTACAGTTCCATTAGTTACTAATGTCCCAGCAATCTCAAAAGTAAGGACACTATCTGCACCTGTAATAGCTCCATCAATTACAGAACTAATACTCTCCAATGTAGCTGCTACTGGAACAACCATGAAATAAGAGTCAGCCGTCTTTAAAGAGGCAATCTCATATGTCATATACATCTTATTTACATTCTTAATTGAAGAAGTGTTGATAGCATCTCCATCAATCTTCTCCCAAGTACCACTTCCAGAACCATCTGCTACATAAACTGTATTAGCTGAGGCTGAAGCAGCACCCTTAGGTTCATGTAAAGATGCACCTGTTAAAGCTGAATGTTGAACATCTGCCATTTCTTATCCTTCAAAAATAAGGGGGAGAGATGCTTCCAACTCTCCCCCTATATAATTACTTACGGTAGACAACCACTAGGTCTGCAACACCAGCAGTGAATGCTTCAGTACCATAACCGGCTGTCACATACACAGGACGAGTGTTATTAGACACAGCGATAAGTGTCTCAGGGGCAGAAGTCATATCACCATTACATGCCACCTGATCCCCATTTGCATCAATAGCAGTTTGTAAAATTGCAGCATCAATGCCATCTGCATCAACAACAGTATAAGTACCATCACCATCATCTGAGAAGACACCGATTGTGAGAGTAGCACTATCACCTGCTGAATCAAAAGCAGTAGAAACAAACAAAGTTGCACTAACAATATGAGCACCCTGAGGAATACCCGCATCAGTATAGAAGGTGGGAGTAGCAGTAGCTGCTAGCTCAGAACCCACAATACGAATGACAAGCTCCTGCTCATCACCCTTTGTGGACACACGACCAACACGAGAAAGATCACTCTGCTCATTACCAAACTTAACGGTCAAGCCGTCATCATTAAGCCATGACATATTTCAAATCTCCTTACACATTAACCTGAGTAATAACTGTCACCAGATTCTCAGGACGATAAAGCTTCACACCATAGCGAGCAGTAGTCACATACTCTTCACGCTGGAAGTCTTGGTTGTACTGGGCATCAACTTCAGGCATCTGTCTCCATGCGCCAACGAATGGGAGAGTATCCCCAGGGGCAGCAGAGAAGAACATATTTGCCTTACCGCTAGTAGCAGTACGTCCATCAATAGTTTCAGATGTAACATCATCCACATAGTTGGAAGTATAAACATCGAAACCATAAATGTTCTTAATAAATCGCATACCAGTTGCAATACCTGTAGAAACAATACCTTCCCAAGCTGGGTTATTACTAACATTCACAAGATTGGTAAGTGTATTCAAAGTGTATTCAACTGAGGGGTCAACGATAGCAACCAGATTTGAATCAGGAACATTAGCCTTCTTCAGAGAATAACGGGCCTTAGCAAAATCTGACATTGTAATATCATTGCTTGTACCAGCAGCAACCCAGCGATGAGAGGCACCATTGATGGCGTTCAAATTAGCTGCTGTCTGGCCTGTATGAAGGGCCATGATGTCAGTCTCAAGTCCGACCATGAGAGCACGAAGCTCCTTAGGAACGAACCCAGCCTCAAGCTGAGCAGCATAGAAAGCATCCTGACGAACCTTCTTAGTAATGTAATGACCGCTAGACTTGTACTCAGTGATTGAAAACTGGAACTCACCAGTATCAAGCGCACGGTACTTAACTGCGGTATCCTCGACATAGTCATCAGCAACCGCCTGACCAATGCTAGGAATTGTAAATGTATCCCCATCAGGGAAATCTGACATCCATCGAACGTAGGTCTGAGCCTGCAATTCGTCGAGCAGTTCCTCCTTGAGCTGAGCACTCCAAAGTTCAGCACGGATGAGAAGATCACTATTAGATGTAGTATGTGCCATTTTAGTCTCCAATTATTTTAATTATAGAATTTTTCACCTAAGCGTTTACGATCTTCAAACATTTGCTTCTGGACCTGAGGACTATAGAACTTACGAGGGTCTTTCTTCCTAAGTTCAGTATAGTGTTTATTAGTACCAGGAGTATTGTTAGAAGAAGAGAAAGCTGCTTCAGTATTCACAGTTGACTTAGTTGGTTCAAAAGGAGTTGTATTCCCCTTGTCCAAGCCTACTAGATTGAAGAAAGCAACAGGTGATCTAGCAGCAACATCTCCTAGATATTGTAACCCAAGACCAAGTTCCTTAGCCTTAGATTTAATAAACTCTTCTGCTTTATCACCATAAGTCTCTCTAACCTTTGCATCAACTAAGGAGACATTACGGGTAGCAATCTCCTTCTCTGAAGCATTCTTTAAACTCTTCTGGACAAGACTCTCAATATCCTCTGGCTTCAAACCTGAGCCTGTGGGCTCCTCTGAAACTTTGGTATCTTCCTTAGTTCTCGTCTCTTTGAGTTCCTTAAGAAGGTCTTCTGCATTGACTCGTTTGTCAAGCTCTTCCTTCAAATTCTTGTTCTGCTCTTTAAGAAAATCAATAAACATATCAGCATGGGCCTTACCCTTTGCCAACTCTTCTGGACTCTTGTCCTTAAGCTCTTCAATCTTCTTATTCAGTTCAAGATTAGAATCCTCATTAGTTTCTGTGGATTCCTCATTTACTTCCTTAAAAAGTTCAGGCATTGTTTTACCTTTATTCCTTATCTAAATTGACAATATCCCTGATAGATTTCAGGGCACGAATTGTTCCAATTAAATCTGCTTGTAGATACGGCCAAGCAGCCGAGTCATAATTCACTTTGTCAATCTGCGATCTCTCAGCAGATTTAATTTTCTCATCTACAATATCTCTTAATCTATTTAAAAGAGTTGAATTGTTTCTTACATACTCTTCAAACTTATTCTTCTCTTCCTTTGTTAAATGGGAAGAAAGTATTGGATGCATTACACTACCTCTGGAACAACACCAGCATCAACTTGCATCTCTGTATCAAGCTGTTCTCTTCCAGCATTAACAAGTCGCTGTGTCTCCATCTGTTCAATTACACGAATGTTATTACCAACCAACTGAAACTTCTTTAGACCAAGAAGGTCTTCAACCATTTGAGCAATAGCAATACCTGACAAGTGAATATTCACAGCAGGGTCTTGACCAATTGCTGAATTAGCAATACCTAAGAAATTCTGAAGCATGTTAGCCTTAGTGGCGAAATGTCTAGAACCAATAGGTCTTAATCTGCCATTGGCTTTTAATTCCTCAGCAGTAATCTGCTGAAATAAAGCCACATCAATCTCATCATCCATCACTCGAATGATATCAGTCCCCTGAAGATTACGTCTAGCAACCTCAAGCATATCGTTCAACAACGGTTCGAGGAACATCTGCTCAAAATAACTAATCTTATTCTGGAAGATTCTTCCTGCTGCATTCTCTAGAACCTGAACCTCAAGAGCTGTCTTCTCCCCAGGAGTTCTAATACCCATTGCTTGTTTAGGGGCACCAGCAAACTCTTCCATCTTATCTTCAAGAATCTTAATCTGTAAATCAGCATTCAATGCTGTGGTGTCTGGTGGCATGAAAGATACATCACCATCATCACCAAGAATAATTCTTTCACCAGGACCATAGTCAAAGTCTTCTACGAAACCCCTAATCTTAATTACTGGATGAGCAATAAGATCGAATACGTCTGCCTTGAGATTCTCTAGATGATCAATTCGATATTGCATACCAACTAGATTATCAAGAGGACCCATTGCATAGAGATTATCTGGACGAAGCCTCCAACCAACATGCCTAATCTTATTCTTATTCCAACCAGGAATAGTAGTCTTACGAAACACTAAGCTTCTATCTACTACAGTTACAACATGGTTTGAAAGGAGCGTACCACTTTCAACATCCCATATGTCTCCATAGAATTCTAGAATCTCTACCATACCAGATGAAAAGTAATCAGTGAAGGAACTAAATCCATCAACCTGAAACCCATCATTCTTATCAACATCAGAGATATCAACCTGAGAAAGAGAACGTCTGTTCTCCATCATCTTCTGAAGAATCTCTCGTTCATGAGAAAGCTCTGGATGATCTTCAACATCCTTAGCAATATCACCAAGACTCTTAATAGAACGAATGATCTTAGGTGAGTCATTAAAGGTAGCTGAGATAGGATTGAATACAATATCGTAAGGACTGATTCTAATCAATGAGGGACCACTATATTGAACAATATCTGTATTAGTGTCCGTATCCTTGAGAAGCTCATGCTTATACACAACAGTAGCGAAACAGTTACCTGTATCAATCCAGTCATAAATAAGCTGACTTACTGTAGCTCTGAAGTTAGAAGCCTCAGTCTTATTCCTCATGTAATGTTCAATCACTACACGCTTAGCTTCAAGCTCACTGTTCTTATCTGCACCAATCCAGTTCAACCAGTTTTCATTAGGGAACAGAGCAGCCATATAATTAGCGTGAAGGTTATCTCTAATCTGACAAAGCTTAGGTGTTGCTGTGCTATTCTTCCAGGGAAGGGAGCTGTTAGTTGTATCGGCTGTAGAGGTTTGGAATACATAGTTTCGTAATTCCTTCTTCTCTTCCTTCCAACCATTTCTCAAACTATTCCATTGGACAAACTGATTAGCAATTTGAGTAGCTAGTGCATCTGGTCGGATAACATCTGTAATTGATACTGTTCTTCCGGCCATTACTTCTTCCTATTCTTATCTCTTTTGATCTTATCAATAATCGCTTGAGACTTTTTTGAAGTTAACATGTTAGTTGGTTTTCCAGGTGTTCTACCATACCCCAACTTCTCATCATAATTTTCTCTTTCAACAGGTGTAATTGGTGGAAGATTCTGTCTCCTACCATATCCTAATTTATCTGCATCATCATCAGACATATCTATCTGATAGCTTCTCTTATTACTAGGCATAAGCAACTCCTCCAAATCTAGGATGAGACACTACCTTCTTTCTCGTATACCCCATTGAACTACCTCCTGTTGGTGCTACAGCAATTTCAATAGCACTAGCTAAAGCGTCTTTGACATCGTCATGTGCTGGATGAGAAACAGTAAGCTCATCTTCTAATATCTGACAGTTACCGCCTCTGTAATGCCAGACCTGTAAGTTATCATATCTAGGTTGAAGGATAGCATTCATTCTCTCTTCCTTACTACCTTGATGACGAGTAGGCTTTGCTTCATCAATACTAAGAGCGATTCCATTAGGACGAATGTAATTACTCTTCAAGTCCTTTACAATCACACTCTGAGCAGATGTTACCTCAGCCCTGATCTTTCTAAAATCCCATTTGTTCTGCATGGATAGAATTGATTTATAATAGTCACTAATTCTATCTGTCTTGAATCTATCAACATCTAAGACATAGATATTATTATTTCTATCAATACCAATTACAACCAATGCTGTGTAGTCACTCTTCTTTCCCATTGTATATGCGAAGTCTAATGCAGCTACAATATTTAATCTCTCACTACGAAGGAACCACACTCCACCACTTCTAGCTAAGGCATTCCTATCATAGTATTGAAACTTATCATGATTGATTCCACCACCAAGAGGGTCGTTAGGATCATTGTAGTATTGGGCTCTGAACTGAGTACGATCAATGTACTTGGCTCTCTTTTTAGCAAGAATCTCTTGATTGAATCCAAACCATTTACCATCACTTCTTCTCTGTCTGGGCCACAGGAATTCTCCTGTACCGTCTCCCATATCTTCTACTTGTCGTTCAAACTTCTCATACACATTGTCTGAAGAAACAAGATTACCTTCTTTGTCGTAGATATCTTCTTCCATTTCCATGACAGCAGAATATAAATCCTTTGGATGATATCTAGTACCAACAAGCCACTCTTTAGAATCAGCACTCTCAATAGAACTCAAGAGGCTGTATTGACTTTCAACTTTCCTACGTCCTTCATCAGTATATGCATTCTCATATACAACAACGTCATCAAGAACAGCAACATCACAGTGTAGGCCTGTAAGGCCAGTTGTAAGTCCTCCGGTGAAGATAGAAGGGTCTCGAACATTCTCTTCCTTTCTCTTCGGATGGTCTAAACTAATTTCTGAAGAGGTCCATTTCTCTCTCTTACCTTCTTCCGGATTAACATGGAGAGGCCAGTATCTACGATAGATGTCTGATGTGAGGATGTCCTTCATGAACTTCAATTGTTTCTCAGCCAGATTAGCTGTTGAAGAAATGTAAAGGATTCTCATATCAGGATACTTAGTAAGATACCAAACAACTCTGTATGCAATCATTCTGCTCTTCTGATGATCACGGGGGAGTAGAACTAATTGATGAGACTTAGCGTCTTCTCTTTCCCACCATGAACAAAGGTCTTCATGAACAGAACCAAGAACAGTTTTAGGATGAACGAGTCTGATGAAAGTCATGAGGTCAGCTTCTGCTGCCTCTCTAATCTCATCTCTTCTATCTATTGTTTTCTTATTCATCTATTAATGAATACTTTTTAGATATTCATCCCTTCTGTCTAATGCATTATGAACAAGCATATGTCCATGATCTTCTTGCGGATGGCACCAGCAATCTTCTGGTCTATGCTCGATGTCATCATCCTCAGGAACCACATGTACCCAACCACTCTCTATATCAATAACGAGCCAGTCTTTTATACCTGTTCTCATTTAACCAACCTAACTCTATCCCAGTCTTCTTCTATTTCTGAATTAATAGCTTGAGCAATTCTATCTTCTCTCTCAGCTTGAATCTTCTTCTTAGGAGAAGTCTTAGGTTCCCATCCTCTTTCTGCAATATACTTGGATGCATTGAAGCTCTGTGCTGAATCACCTTTAGAGATATCTTTAATCTTCTTGATACTCTCTGAAATAAGTTTTACTTCCAGCTCTTCAAGCCATCCTTCTAGATGACTTTGAAACCATTTATTAGCAACTAGCTTCTTCCAATGTTCATAGCTGCCCAATACTTCTTTAGCGAATTGATAGCCAGTAGGGTCATTGTATGAAAGGAAGAGTCTCTTGATGGATGGAAGAACATTACCATCCTTATCTTCATCATCATAATCTTTAAGGGTGAATACAGGTGGAAGATAATTACCGTCTACAAACCTATCTTCGTTCAGATAGAATTCTTTGAATAGACTTTGTGTTCTCCATCTACCCATCTTGTCTTTATAGGGCGGCATGTCTTCTCCTTATGCAGTGTGAATAATAGCTCCTGTATACTTATCACCACCATGATGAAAAACATTGATGAGACGAATAGTCTTAGCATCATCTACAGTTTCTAGGTAGGTCTCCATTGCTGCTAGAACAGAAGCTAATGAAGCAGGACCATATGTCCAATCTGTTACAGCATAGTTAGCCATTAGGTCAGGTCCAGATAAAGAACTGTAACTGTAGCAGCAAAGCTTGTCACTGTACCAGACAGTGTATAGCTCACTGGATCAGCAGTAGCAACATACCAAGGTTTAGCCTGGAATACACCAAAGTCATCAGCAGCATTAGTACCAACCACATAACCACGAGTCAACAGAGCACCTGTGTACTTAGCTGAAATGTAGGTCTCAGTACCACCAGCAGTGATAGCAACACCATCTCTTGCTGACCAAACACCAAGAGCATTTACTGGAACAGCTTCAAAGAAACCATTAGGGTCGTTAGAGGTACCCTGTGTACCCACATTCATAGTCTCTGTTTCAGCAGCAGCATCAGTGACATTGAGGATGACATCAAGAACAAGAGCCCCTGCTGGAAGAGTGAAGAGGTCAGTCTCAGCAGTAGTAAGAGTAGTAATTGCTACTGTCTTGCTACGAAGCCTAGAACCACCACTAGCATCAGCAACAGCATTCACTTCAGCAGCGGTAGCTGTTACCTCAGTACCATCTAGCTCAAGACTACCAATCTGAAGATAAATATTCTTCATATCATATGAATTATCTTTAATAGGCATTAATATATCCTTCTTATATATTTCTAGAAATATCTCTCTATACTATTAGTATATTCTTTATTAAAACTAATACTACTGAGAGTAGCTATCTAGGAATCTCTAGTATTCCTAGAATACCTAGTATACTAGTATATACTAAGAAAGTAGCTAAAAAGTTTCACACAAATGAAAATAAATATTTACCATCTTCGATATTATAAATTTTTCTGAGAAAATTTCAGGGTGAGAGAATATAATACAGGCACCCCCCATACCCCCTGCATACCCCTGTATGCATATTCACACTAGGATTAGTGTATATGTAGCATATATGTCACAGTTATGTTATAATGTATCATTTATGTGTGACAAATATGCAACACTACGCACATTCCCTTATGTTGCTGAAATATCACAGATATATTCTCTCCCATTATGGGAATAAATTGATATACCTATATCCACACAAGACCTGCTGTAATACCTTGTGTTTTACACCGGTTATTGTGTAATAAATAAGTATATATATACTGCACGCGCAAGCTATATACCATTTAGAATAGTAATATTATTTCAAAAACTAATGAAACAAAGCAATAAAATAACACTTGCCATCTTATTGGTCCTGTGGTTTAATCATGTTGTTAGGTGATTGCTTGTAAATCCTAACTGGGAGATAGATATGAGACTTGGCAAGAAAGAGCGCCAAGCTTTGAGACTGGAGATTGCCAAACGAGCGGCTATAGCTATTCGTGCGGATAGGGTTCAGGATCATGGCGGAAAATATGCTACGGCTTGGTCGAGGATGGACGGATGCGTTATGCCTGTGTCTAATCAAAGAATAGATTGGTCATATAGAGGGCGCAATGTCAAACGTATAAGTAAAGTCTAGACGATAGGACAGGATTGATACCCTGTCCTATAGCCTGGCCTTGTGCTGGGATACATTTTCGCTAGCCTAGGTGTTAGCCTAGCGCATGAAGAATGCGCGCAAGCTATATAAATCCTGTAGGCAAGGTTATGCCTTGTCTATGAATGCCTAGCGTATAGAGGGATTGACACTCCCTCTATGCGTCAGGGGAGTGATGCTAAGGCTATGCACGGGTGGAGATTAATAGGGGGCCTTCATTGGTGCCTGTCCTATCTCCGGCTCTATACGGCATAAGATTAGCAAGGCTGGTGATCCATACGATTTCCCTCTCTGAAGACAAGCCCTGTGCTGGCCTTTCTCTGGAAAGGAATACACACATGGCTAAGAATATCTCTTTCGATGCACGCTTGATCGCTTTTGTTAAGGCGACTAAGAGCAGCATGGCGGCGGCCTTGGATTGTTCCAAGCTTGCCATCCTGCATTTTGAGCAGCATGGGGACTTGAGCTATGCTCAGCGGTTCCTTGAGGCAATGCCCAAGAATTATGTCCGTCGTGTTGCGTTCGTTAAGTGGCTGGCTGCTCATGCTCCGGTACTGGTGGAGCAGGCCAAGCTGGTCAAGGACAAGGGCGAGAATGCTGTCCCTTTCAATACTAAGGCAGCTCTTGCCATGCCCTTCTGGGAATATGCTCCGGACCAAGAGGACATCATCGTCACTTCGGAGGATGCGTTCAAGAAGTTCCAGGCGGCAGTCAAGTTCTTTCGTCGGGACAACGTCAAGATGAAGGATGAGGCTGGCAAGAAGCTGGTCGATGCTGTCGATAGCCTCATCAAAAACATGGCTCGTGCTAACAAAGCCGCTGCCTAACATACATTAAGGCTAGCACAGGGTTTCTCTTTGGAGAGAGGCGGTCCTATTCCACCATCTGATAATGTAGGATGATGTTTATAGAATACTGCTAATGATCGGTACGGTTCGTGAGGATTTGTACGGGTTAGTACTCTCCAATTCATTTCTTATAATGAGGAGATAGTCATGGTTGATCTAACTAAGCCTGTGCAGAAAAATATGTTTGATTTCGAGGACGGTAATGGACCTGTTCCTGCTCATAGGCATTCCAATGGTGGTGGTTGGGTTGCCGATACTTCTTCTGTGTCTGATAATGCCAGGGTGTCTGAGAATGCCAAGGTGTATGGGGATGCCTGGGTGTCTAATAATGCCAAAGTGTATGGGGATGCCAGGGTGTCTGGGGATGCCAGGGTGTCTGAGAATGCCAAGGTGTATGGG